CTACACGCGACAGACGATCAACTGCATCTGGGAGTCGTTGGGGTTATAGCCCGGCCGTGATCCTGCAAAGGTGGCTGGAGTTGCAGCTATGCCGGATGGCTCACGTACGAGAAAGCCTCGCCATCCCTGACCGCTACCGCCGGTCAATTGCCACGCTGATAGCTCAAGGTTTCCAGCGTGGTTGTAGCCAAGCAGAAAAGGCTCGACGGTTCTTGTCTTCCCCTTCGAAACGAACTGGATCACCCGCCGCGCCTCGATGAACGGGCGTATGCGCTGCTCGGCCGCGAGGTCCCTTATGAAGGGCGTCGGGGGCTTTGGCATCTTCGGCGGCTTGTAGCCCGATCCGCGCCCCTTACCGCCCGCCATGGCTCGCCGCATCGGCCCCTCCCGGTTGACCCGAGAGGCAGGTTCAACCCCCGCCACGGCGGGAGTCAATCGGCCGATTTGCAAAGTATATAATCGCCAGCGCTAGAACCCGCCACCCACGTTGTCGATGATCGTGGTCGGAGTGGTCGAAGTGCCGGCATAAGCCACGAGCTTAGCCGTCCCGGCTGTCGTGCCCGCAACCCACTGGATGCGCGCGAAGCCTGCACCGGGCGCTGTGCCGGGATCGGTGCCCTTCGGCATCTTCTGAACACCCGCGCCCGGCCAGATGGCTTGCTCGACGCCAGCGGTGATGATCGACGGAGAACCCGACGCGCCGCCGACGCCTGAGGTCCCATCGGCGCGATTGGGGTTGACGGTCGGGTTCGTTGTGGTGGAGGCCGAGTTCTTGAGCTGCGCCGCGTTGACGTTGTTGCCGAAGATGGCGCCGGCGGACTGAATGACGCCGCTGGAGGTGATCGATGTGCCGCCGACAGTCAGGCTGTCGGAAATCATCCCCGTAGCCGTGGCCCCGCTGGTGTTGTTCGCTGTGGTGACGCCCGAGATGTTAACCCAGCCCTGCGAAGCGGTGGCATAGCCCCACGCCCCGTTGCCAGTGGCCGTCGTATTCGCGACCGAGGCCTGCCCACCCTCGTACGCCTGCACCCCATCGTTCCCATTGCCGGTGAAGATGGAAGTGGACCCGCCGTAGAAGTGACCACCAACCTCGACGTTCACGCCGTCCACGGCGTTACCGGACGAAATCATGGTCGCGACAGAAAGCGAGCCACCGAGGCGTGCGTGGTAGCCGCAGTTGGTGCAGCTCGACACCGCAACTACCCCGTCCGAGTTCAGTTGCGAGTTCTGGAGGCCATTGATGCCGTTGTAAAAGCCGCTGACGCCTAGGACCGTCTTGATGTAAACGCGGTCCACATCGTCATTGGCGATGCCGAGCGTATTGGCTGTGCCGTCGCCCACTACAGCGCACTTGTCGAGATTGAGGGTCGAGGAACCGCCCCACACGCGCAGCCCGTCGCAGCCGGTGAACTTCAGGATCGACTTCAGGACGGTGACGGTCGCGACCACGTTCCCCGAGGGAGCGGCCGAGGCGCGGTGCGTCGAACTGATGGTGATGCGGGTGTTGACCGCATCCACATTCGTCACCTTCCAGCAGCCCGCCAGGTAGGTCGGATTCGTGCCGCCGGATGGGGCCGAGATCACCACATAGTCGTTGGCCGCGATATTCGCGACCGAATTGACGTTGAGGACGACAGACCATGCACCCGAAGAACCCGACGACGACTGAACCGACGAGGTGGTTTTCGTGTAGGTGTTCTGGCCCGAAATGAAGATGCTGTGGCCGCCCTGGTTCTGATACAGGATGGGCGACGTCATAGTCTGAACGCCATCCAGCAGCGTCAGGTTGATCACCGCGCTGGGTGTCACCACGAACCTGTTGATGGCGGTGACGGCGGCGGCCAAGTCAGAGAAATCCCCGCCAACTCCGACCGTGTAGGTCAGGTTCCCGGTCTTGACCGCGCTGGCGGCGCCGCGCGCGCGCTGATCAATGCCGCGCATCAGGCGAACTTCACAGTCTGGCCGGAGCCGGCGGCGATGAGGAACTGGTTGGGCGCTGACCCCAGGATTGGCAGCGTCGAGACGCCCGCCGCGGTTGAGACGCCCGAGGCGTTGATGATCGCTCGGCAGTCCTGGTCTGCGGTGACGATGAAGGCCCGCGTGGTCGCGGCGAGGGAGACCGTAGACGCCGTGGTCGTCGTGGTCGTCACATCCGCGGGCCAGGTGACTTCACCGGCGGCGTTCGGGGAGAGCGAAAATTCGAAGACGGTGATGTTTGCCATGGACGAATGATCGCCCGAGGCCACCACTGCTCAGCGGAACGCGGTTACGGGATGGTCGCCGTAAACGTCCCCATCGAGCCCCAATTGTAGGCGCCATTTGCCGTCGCCAGCGCCTGTTGCGCCTGCGCCAGATCGGTGTAGCTCGCGGTGAGCTTCAGGTTGATCCAGCGAAGCAGGCGTTCGTTAAAATGTCCCACTGGAAGGCTCTTGCCATCAAACAGCGCGTGCCAGTCGCCCTCATAGGTCAGGGCGGTCCCAGTGACGGCGCGCACGCTCGCCTGGCGAAGACCCTGCTGGCTCATCAGACGGCCACTTGCGGCTGCGGGTCGTAGGGAAGCGCGTAGAGCTTGGCCTGCGTCTCCTGCGCCTTCAGACCAAGCTCCTGCTGCTTGAGCTGCGCCTGCATCTGAGCCCGTTGTGTCTCGCCCTGGTCCTGCATCTGCGCCGTCGAGGCTTCGATCTGCGCGACGGCGATCTTGGTCTGATCGACCGGCGGCTGTTGCGGGCCTTGCGGCTTGGGCTGGGCGGCCGATTGGGCGATCTGGTCGATGGCCGTGTCGATCACGTCCTCCAGCTCTCGGCCGGCGCGGAACTTCCTGACGCCGGCCTTGACGACCGCAGCGGCCACCGGTGCAAGCGCGGGCTGCGCCTCCACGGCCGGTCCCCATTGCTGCACCATCTGGCCAAGCGCGCCGATGAACTCCACGAACTGCGCCTTCTCCTGCTGCTCGTTCGGCTCGACGGTGGAATCCGTCTCGATGTCGATGCGGAACTGGCGAAGGGCGTTGTTGCGCAGGAGCGCCGTCACGTCCTCCCACGAGGGCGAGCGCAGAACCTGTTGCAGCGCGTCGGGGATCTCGGGTTGAGGCGGCGGCGGCTGGCCCGTAGCCTGAGCCTGCATCACCGCCTGCTGGTACTGCATCGCACCCTGCTGGATGGTGAGCTGCGCCTGCTGCTTGTCGGCGTTGGTCGGAAGCTGTACGCCGGTCATCTGCTTGAGCGTGTCCGGGTCGAACTTCTCCGCGATCACCTGGCCCTTGATGCGCAGGATGTCCCGCGCGAACCGCATCATCTCAAGCTGGCGGTCGCGGATGCGCAGCGTGCCCCACTGGCCCTTCAGCGCTTCCGCCGTCGCCGTGGCGCGCGGGTCGTTCATGCCGCGCAGGATGTCGGCAATGCCGGTGATCTGGTAGACGTCGTTGATGAGCTGGGCGCGCTGATTGATCAGCGCCTGAAGCGCACTGACCACGAGGTCGATGGGGAACCAGTCGATCTTGCCCCGAATGCCGCCGTCTTCCTTCAGGCTCACCCAGTCCGGAACCGGGATGAGCATGTTGCTGTCGGAGTTCAGCAGGTTGTTGAGGTTGTTCTTCTGGTCGCCGGCATAGAAGCCCCGAACCTTCAAGGCGTCCTGAAGGTGGGCGATGCGGGCGGTGAGCTTGTCGATCTCCTGCGCCTGGTCCTGGTAGAGCGCGAAGTCGGGGACCGGGATGGTGCTGTCATTGCCCGTGGTTCCCAGCAGGGGGCGCGGGCACGGGAAGAAGCCGTCAAGCTCCAGCGGATCGTCGCGGACGTCGAGCGGGGCCTCGCTGAACGACTTGGATATCCAGTAGACCTTCTCCTCGGACTTGCACCAGATCTCGTAGACGGCGGCCTTCTTGGAAAGCTCGGCGTCATCGACGGTCTTGGCGTCGCCCTTGGCGTTGCGAACGCCCCAGTCCAGCGGGATGCGCTTGCCGAGGTCTTCCCCGAAGCGCTCGATGAGTTGCGAGCGGTTCAGGTAGACGCGGCGCCAGACGTAATCCACTTCGTCCCACGTCCGCGCGACCGAGTGACCGAAGTCCTCCCAGTTCACGTAGTCGGTGACGCTCTCCTCGTAGACCACGGGCTCGTAGGGCTCGCCCTCGGCGTAGGCTGAGCCATCCTCGCGGAACTTCACCTGTTCCGGGTCGTAGGTCGTGCCGTTCTCGTCGGTGTAGAGGCGCTCGGGCTGGTCGTCGTCGGTGGACTCGCCCTCGTCCTCATCGCCATCCCCCGAGGTAACGACCTGAAGCTCGATCTCCGGCGTGACCATCGGGCCATGCGTCGGGACGTAGCGCTCCCAGGTCTGGCCACGGGCCACCAGAACGTAATCGAGGCTGCACTGGCGAAGCCGACCGTCCAAGTCCTGGCAGTCGATGGAATAGGCGATAGCCCGCTCAAGGATCTCCGACGCCGCACGCGCTACCGGGTCAGCGTCACCGAACCGGCGAGACACGACCGGCTGCGGAGGGCGCGCATAAACCGCCGGCTGGATGGTCTGGGTGTTCGACCACAGCATGGCGAAGCGCCGCTGGTCGGTGTCCGCGCGGTTGTCCTGCTTGTAGCGCTGGACGATCTTGCGGGCTCTCGTAAGCCACTTCTGCTGGGCCTTCTCCGACAGCGTGAGTTCCGCGATCCACTTTCGGGCGCACTGGGCGTCCTTCAGCTTCTTGGCGGGGTCTTCGGCTTGTTGGTCGGGCGCGGCTTGGGCCATGGTGCGAGACTAGGCGACCATGGCGGTTGCTCAGCGGGACGCTTGCCCCTTCACCGCCTTGACGAGGGCCTGCTTCTTGGCCTCGTCTGCGGAGACGAACTCCTGGCCGACCTTCTGCGGGATACCAGCCTTCTTGGCGAACGCCGGATCGTGGGCGACCGCCTCCATTAGCCGGTGTTGCGCGGGGCTCTTAGACGGCAACCGCCCGCCTCAGCATCGGCGTGATGTCGGCCTGGCGCTCCTGCTTCACGCGCTGGCGGATTTCCTGTGCGGCGACGTCCTCGCTGGAGAACCGCTCCCGGGTCCTGACCCAACCGCCGAACTTGGCGCCGCAGAAGTATTCGATGGCGTACATGCCATGAGGATGGCTCTGGGTAGTGGGCGCTCAGTCGGGCGCTAAATCCTCTCCGACGCCGGCTTGTTCAGCGTCTGTAGCGCCTCGTTGAAGGTCATCTGCGAAATCCCCCTAGCCTCGCCTTGGGGCTTGTCCTCGGGTGGGACGATGGCGGGGTGGGCCAGTGAAATGGCCAGGCCGATGATCGCGCCGCAGTCCACCTCTTCGTCGTGCGCGCCGGCCGGGAAACGGGAATACTCCTCGATCACAGCGTCCCCCATCGGTCCCTCGGGTATCCAGACCATCTGGAGCGCGCACATGCCCTGGAAGCTCTGCGCCTTGGTCGCCTTGCTCGCGCCGTGCGGGCTGATCGGCTCGATGCGCGTGCGGACGTTCTTGGCCCGCATCTGCTGGACGATGAACGGCTCGGCCGCCTTGTAGTTGTTGTCGTCCTCGGGGAACCACGCAAACGGCTCGTGCGCCTTGATGAGGCCGATGATGGCTTCAGCGGTCTTGTCCATCTTCTGCACGGCGTTGAAGCCGTCGAGCAGCCAGAGATTGCCGTCCGGGTCCATGCCCCACACTCGCGCCACGTTCGGGTCGCTGTCGGCCCCATCGGTCGGGGCATGGTCGGAGGTGATGTACTTCCGCAGGTGCTTGGGCTGCTCTCCGGGCCGGTAGCGTCTGCGCTCGTAGGTCTTCGCCCCGAGCCCCGGAATGTCCACCGTGCCGCCGTCGAACCACGCCTTGTAGAAGTAGGTTCCCTCCCCCGGCGAAGGGCTTTGCTGGAACAGCGCAGCCCAGGTCCGCGCCACAGCTCGGAACGGCGCCCAGTGATCGGCGGTGAACCATTCCGTCCAGAGCATCTGGCCGATCTTGCGGCCGAGCGGGTCATCTGGCCGGTCGGCCTCGGCCGGGATGCGCAGCACCTCCCAGACCTGACCATCGCGGCAGAGGATCGGGCCGCTCTCGCCGTCGTACTCTGGCGGCAGGATAGATCCCGCCAGGTCCGCAGAATGCCAGCGGGTCTGAATGAGCACCACCCGGCCACCCGGCTTGAGACGGGTCAGGATGCTATCTTGGTACTCGGCCTTGGTCCGCTCGCGGATGATCTCGGAGTCGGCCTCCTGACGGCCCTTGATCGGGTCATCAATGACGATCAGGTCGGCGCGGTTGCCGGTGATGCCCGACAGGATGCCGCCGCCCATGAACTCGTTTTCGTTGTCCAACGCCCACTCGTCGGCCGCGCTGCTCTCAGGCGACAGGCCGGTCCCGAAGACCTCGCGAAAGACAGGCTGCTTCAGGATCGAGCGCGCCCGCCGGCCGATCTTGCGCGCCAGATCCGAGGCATAGGTCGCGACGATCACGTTGCGCCGCTTCTGGCGGCCCATGAACCAGACCGGGAACACCACGGAGGCGTAGGTCGATTTGGCGCTCCCTGGCGGCATGAACACCATCAGGCGCTTGAGATCGCCGCGCTCCACAGCCTCCAGCTTGTCGATCAGCAGTTGGTGGTGCGCCGCCTGCGGGCGCTCAATCGGCCGGAACGCCAGCGTGTCGCTATCTGGGTCTTCATCGACCGGAGCGCCGGGTATCTCGATGAGGCCGCAGAAGTCCGCCAGGTTGCGCCGGGCCAGCTCGCATTGAGCCGCCCGTACGTCAGCCGCGGTGGGCTGGAATGCTAGCGAGGGCACGGAGTTGTTCGTCTGTCAGGGCCGACACGTCCAGACGGGTCTCAGAGCGGATCGGGCCTCCGTCCGGGCCGGTGTGCTCCGCCGTGATTTTATCCCCGTACCGCCTCGGGTCCCACTTCGCGAGCAGCTTGAGGTCGGTCTCGATGATGAGCTTGTCCCGCTGAGTGTCGCCGCTGCTGTCGCCGCCCTCGCCCTCTCCCTTGCCTCGCGCCGTTAACCGCGCCCGCTCTGCTATGGCATCAAACCCCAAATCCCTCGCGCGCGCGTGCGCGATCTCTAGGGTTTGGTCGCCTCGACACCACTCTCTCCATGTCGTGTAGTGAATGCCGACGTCCTGGCAAATCGAGGTCAGCGGCTCGCCCAAAGATAGGCGGCCCAAGATCTGCTGCTCTAGCTGCTTCGTGCGCTTAGACATTCGCCCAGCGCCCATAGGCATCCGGATCTGCCGCGTAGCACTGTCTCATTTTGAGGAGCACGCCGGCTGCCCTTGTGGGACGGTCTCGTTCCCTCCAGAACCGCAACATCCATTCCAGCGTGTCGATGACAAGATCTTCGCGCGTTAGCTTCCCGGGCCCATGGGGCTCCTTGCCAAGAAACCTCCGCACCGCCCGCCTACCGTTTTCGCTTCGAACCTCGGGCGGGCAGTACGGCTCATCCCCGCCGTCAGCCACGTTCAACAAACGCGCCCCGCGCGCCCTAGCCTCGGATATCAGGCGCCGCTCTGCCTCTCGCCAATCACCGGCGCATTCTTCGATGATGACCAGGGCTGGTGAGCGGCCACTAGCGCGCAGTTTCTTCATCCAGTCGTAAAGCGGCGTTCTTCGGCGATCCATGTCTCGGAGGTGACTTCCAAAACGCTGCGTCGCGTCATTGGCCTTGCCGATGTAGCGAAGCTCTCCCGTCACCGGATCGGTCAGGCCGTAGATCACCGGCCTTCCTACCTTTGCCTTAGGGGGTTTGGTCATGCAGCCCCCATCGGAAAACCAAATCCGGGGTAGATGCCTTGAAGCGTGCCGTCCACCTCTAGCTCAAACAGTACTTCCATCATGGGCGCGTAGGCGGCGCGGCGCTCCTCGTCGGAGTGCTTGGCCAGCAGATGGTGCGCGATCACCATGCGGGTAACGGCCGTGGCCTGAGCATCAGTGAGGCTGTCTAGCGCTTGCTCGTGTTCGAACCGGAGCGCTGCGATGCGCGGGTCTTCGTCGCTCTTCTTCGACTCGGCTCTCACGGCTTCATCCCCTGCTGAGCCGTGACGACCCGCTGAGCCCAGAGGTCGTCCAGCTTCGTGCGGAGTGCGGTCACGAGGTCGGCGGCGCTGTCGTGGTCTCCCCGGCCCTGCCGGATGGCGACCTCGGGAAGAACCTTGATTACCGTCTCGTGGAAGAGTTCGAGGTAGGTTGGATGGTCCATGGGATGCTCTCTCGATGGATTATCGCTGGCCGGCGACGGCTCTCAGTGGATGGCTAGTCTCGCTACGGCGGATCTGCTCGACGTTGCGGCCGGCAAGCATGGTGGAAGGTCCGCACTTCATGAGCGCCTCGGCCATCTCTCGCAGCGCCTTGACGCACTCGTTCACGCCGATGTCGCTCAGGGCGTAGCCGGAGCTTTCATCGTCCTCGCCGGTGTCGAGGCTTTCCGCCTCCATGATTTCCCTCAGGAACCGGATGCGCTCCTGGATGGCGCCCTTTGTCGGGGGGCGGTGGGAGTTGAGAAGCTTGGCCAGGTCGCGCGTCAGGATCATGGTTCCCGGCCGCTCGTAGAGCAGAACCAGGATGTCCGCGTGCTCGTCAGCCACGCCGAAGTAGTCGCAGAAGGCGGCTCTCAGAAGCTCTCGACTGATGCCGTGAATGATGCGGGTCACGGGTCGGGGTTCCTTACGTGGGGCTCGGCAGTGGGCTATTCTCCCGCCAGCAGTTGGAGGTATCGGGCGAAGCGGTTGCGGTAGCTGTCCGCCCGATGGGTCGGCACGCGGCGCAGCTCCTTGGTTCGGTCCTTGGGGTTCCTTCCCAGGTGGAAGTGGCCGCAGACCGCGCAAAGGTAGGTGTTCAGCCGGTTCGACTCCCCGCGGCGCTCGATGACCCGGCGCTTCGCTGCATCCGCCTCAGCGCGGGTCTGATACCCGATCTTGCCGAGACAGCCGGCCGTGCTCTTCGCCGGATCGTGCGGGGTGTTGCGTCGGGCCATTCAGGGGGTTTCCTTGGTGGGCTCGGGGGTGGGATTTATGGCCTCTTAGGGAGCGCAGCGGGGACGCGTTCTGCGCTCCCACCACGCTCCTTGCGATCTGGATTAGATACGGCTAAGGCGCCCGCGGGCCATTTCCCGGCCAACACAAGGCCAGCAGGCAAAGGATCACGAGCGCCGCAACCATCTCAGGCGGTCAGCTCGCGCAGGCGGGAGGAGACACGGGCCGCTCGCTGGGCCTCGTATTGGTGATCGGCGCTCTTGGCCGCGACCTTCTCAGCCCGAGCCTTCAGCTCTTGTTCTTCCTCGGAAAGCCGCTCCGTGGCCTTCTGGTTGAACTGGACGACGCTTTCGGCGCGCTGAGCCGCCGTCTCAATGCCCTTGATCGCGTGAACGACCTTCGTGGGTTGCCAAAACAGCGCGATGATCTCGGAGAGCGTGGGAAGACGAAACATAACGATTTCCTTATGTGGTTTCAGGGGGTACGCGGTTACTCGATCCCGCACCGCCGCAGCACGTCGGCTTGGGCGGGTGTGAGATCCCCTTCCGGCCGCACACAGCGGCTGGCGTGGGTCAGGGTCTGCCGGCGCATGGCGCCCTTCTGCTTGGCGGCTTCCTCGGACAGGGTTCCGGCGAGGCCGCGGGCCATATCCGCGACGGCGCGGCGCTGCTCCTCGGCGTTCGTGCCTCGGCGGGCCATGTCGGCTTGAACACGCTCGCGCTGCTGGGTCTGCGAGGAAAGCTCGACCACGCGCCGGGCGCGCTGGTAGCGTTGCAGGGCGCGGCTCGGGGTGCGAAGGGCCAGCTCGCGCAGCTCTCCGGGCTTCGGGAGGAATTGGCTGTCGGAACGCTTGATCCACTCCCGCATCGCGGCCTCCAGGCTGGCGAGGGAAAGCCCGGTCAGGGCATCGTAGTAGTCGCGCCACCAGGCCGCCCACTCGCCTTCGTTTCGCTCGGGCTGCGGGTAGGTGGCGAACCGGCGCCCGACGACGGCGCGGATGCCTTCCTGGTCCGCCCGGCGCTCGGCTTGCTCCCGCAGGGCCGGCAGGATCTCCCGGCACTCCTCGCGAAGGGCGAGATAGCTGGCGATTTCCTGGCAGGCGTCGTCAGGGTTCCCATCCCGGTCCAGCAGCGCGCTCAGATGCGGCGAAGGCGCGAGCGTGGTTGGCTTGGCGGCGGGCGAACTTGTCGTCAGGGCGTTCATGGGCTTTTCGGGGCTTGCGTTCGGCGGCTCGGTCGAGCCAGCTCTGGAGCGTTCGTGACCAGTGGGAGTAGGGCCTGGCGAACTCGTATCGGCGGAACTTGGCCAGCTCGCGCTCGATCTCGCCGGGGGTGAAGCCCAGGTTCGCCGCATAGGCCATGTCGGCATCGGTTGGGTTCCAGTCATCCGGGACGAACCGCGACCGGCGATTGTTCGATTTCGAGCGAGCGGCCCCCTTGGGGGCAGAAACCGTAGGTTTCTTGGGGGTATCTTCCTCTTCCGAACGTAGTGAGGAAGAAGAAGTATCTTCTACGTGCGCGTCGCGAGGAGCCGTGTCCGCGGACGTCACGCCATGTCCATCAGTGTCCGCGTGACACCGCGTGACACCGCGTGACCTTTTCGCCCGCTGGCGGGCGGCGTCCTTGGCTCTACGGGCCTCAAGCCGCACGTCATCAGCCTCGGCGTAGGCGCGGACAACGGCGAGGATCACCTCTTTCGAGGCGCCAGACTTCTCCAGCGCGTCTAGGGTCTCCAGCAGTGTCACTTGGCCACCGCCATGGGCTGGCCCTTGGCCATCCTCGCCTTGTGCGCGCGGATGCCATGCAAGACCGTCGTGTGGTCTCGGCCCCCGAAGAAGGCGCCGATCTGCGACGTCGAGAAGTGGCCGGTCCCGTAGATCAGGGCGTAGGCCCGTTGTCGGGCGTGGGCGATGCGCTTGTGCCGATCCTGGCCACGCAGTTCCTCCAGTGGAACGCCACTCTCCTCAGCCACGATCTCCGCGATGTCGCGCATTTTAGGCTTGGTCGGAGCATCGGGAGCGGTCGCCATCCAGAACCACAGCTTCTTGCGCTCAACCCTTTCGGCAGCAGGCAAGCGCTGGCGCTGAAGTGCGAAGGCGATATTGCGCAGCGTCTGGGCCGTGGAGTCCGTGCTCGTCTCATGGGCCAGAACGCCGGCCGCACGGGCGATAAGCGCGCGGATCTGGTCCGGCGCCATGTCCATCAGGAAGTCGTTGGACGTGTCGTTAGCGGCGATCATGCTGCCACCCGCACAAAAGCTGGGATCGTCAGCACGGGGAAGCCCGCACCAGCCGGCTTGCCCGGAGCATCTGCCCGCAGAACGGCGCGGCAGTGCCCGAAGTGATCGGGCTCCCGGTTGGGCTCCTGCACCAGCGCGTCCTTGCGTTTCTCATCGTCCGCGCGCTCACGGGCGGCTGTGTAGGGGCCACCCAGCATCGCCTCCAGCGTCAGGCGGATGCGAGGCTCGCCGCGCTCAAGGCGGCGGGCCATGTAGGTGACGCTGCGGCGCTCCTCGACAAACTGTCGGAGAGCCGCCAGCTCGGCGGCGCCAGTCAACGGGCGCGGTTTGTAGACAGCCCTTGTCATGCTGCGATCCGTGCTTTGGGGTGATGGCCGAGCGGGCGAAGCCAGGCCTCAAGCGTGCCCTCGACCTCGACTAGGGAGCGGCACTCAGCCCACAGGCAGGCGAAGGAGCGCACCTTGTCGCGGAAGGCTTCCTGGGGTTCGCTGAGGCGGCCCTTGCCGGCCTTGAGTTCGATGAACGCCGCCTGCCCGGTCGGCAGGATGATCACGATGTCGGGGACCCCAGCCTTGACGCCCATGGCCTTGAGGATGCCGCCAAGGCGCGCGCCGCGGTTGCCCGAGGCGTTGGGGGTGTGCCACCAGATCAGGCCGGGATAGGCCCGGTCGATGTAGCGTGCGACGGCGAGCTGCAAATCCTGCTCAGGCCGACGACGGGTCTTCTTCTCCCTCTCAGCCTGCTCACACAAGGCCTTCAGGGGTGAGGATAGGATCTCGTGGGTCATGCGGCCTCCGATTGGGTTTGGAGGCTTTCCAGGATCGCGCGGCCGATCAGCTCGGGGATTTGCGGGACGACTGCGTTTCCGAGGGCCTTAAGTCGGTCCACCCGGTGGGGAACCCCATCAGCCACTCGACCCAAGGCGGGTTCAACTGCCCAGACTCCCCTTCCCGCAACAGCTCGCCGACGAGCGAAGCCCGCTCGATCTGCGACGGCGGAAAGGTCGAGTTCTTGGAGTCGTTCACCGTTGGTGTCGTCCAAAACCGGACCCACCTGCTCAGCGTTACCGTCTTGTTCGTCTCGAAGTTGAGGACTTCCGAGCTGGTCGATTCCCGCTCGATGTGATCCGAAGCCGTGGGCGTCGGAACCGAATGCGTCGGCTTGCGCGTCAGCCCCAACCGGAACGCGGGTGTTCCGCTCAAAGGCTTCAGGAAGTCCCGCGGCGAGCGCCCGCCGGAACGCATCGCCCTTGCTTTCGTGTTGCTCGCCTCTGGGGTAGGCAACAATCCAGATGCGATCTCTTTGGTGAGGGGCGCCAACGGCAGACGCAGGAATGCAGTCCCACTCCGCATCGTACCCGAGCGCGGCCAGGTCTCCGAGAACGCGGTCGAGCCCTCGACCAAGCAGAGCTGCGACGTTCTCCACGATGAGGAGGCGCGGTCGAAGCTCGCGAACCAGTCGGGCGATCTCGCTCCAAAGTCCAGAACGCTCACCCTCAATGCCCTCGGCGTCAGGGTTGGCGTTGCTGATGTCTTGGCAGGGGAAGCCGCCGCAGATGACATCGACGGCAAATCCATCGGCAGCAAGGCGTTCTGCGGAGAGGGTTCGCACGTCATCGTAGCAAGGGACCTCGGGCCAATGCTTCGCCAGCACGCGCCGGCAGAAGGGTTCGATCTCGCAGAAGGCGACCGTCTCGAAGCCGCCGGTTCGCTCCAGGCCCAGCGAGAAGCCGCCGATGCCGGAGAACAGGTCAAGGACGCGAAGCTTCTTCACTTCCCCTTCCCCCTCCACCCGATCTCAGCAGCCAGCCGAGCATGAGTAAGTGCGAACTGTCCGTGTGCATGGACCTGAGGCCTGAACGCAGAGCAGACGAGGTTCTGGTAGTAGATGGAGCGCTTCTTGGCGGTGTAGGTGCGCCAGAAGGAGAGGAGGCGGCGAAGCATCGCTCAGGCTCCGAACAGGAGGGCACCGATCACGACCGGCCATAGCAGCGGCGAGAGCGGCGTCACGAGGAGCCCGGTCCGAAGGTCGTCGTCGTTGGCGCGACCAACCATGCCGCCGACCATCACCAGCCAGACGACGCAGGAAATTCCGTAGGCGATCAGGAGCGCTTCCATGCGCCCTCCCCATTCCTCGCCGCGATCTTCAAGGCGTCGCGGGTTCGCCCCTTAGCTCGATGCCGACGCCGCTTCTGTTGAGCGGTCTGCCGGGTTAGTCAGGCCAAACGCCGAGGCGTTTCAGAGCCCATCGCTCAAGCGCGGCGCCTCGACCGCCGATCCTCGCCAGGATCAGCAAGGCCAGTCGCCAGATGCCGGTAGGCGGCCTGGGCGAGTTCTTCGTGTGCCTTGGCACGTTCCGCCTCCCTTGCGGCTTGGCGCATCTGTTCGCGGAAGAACGCGTGTACGGGTTCGCCGATCACGGCGCCGATCACCGGCAGGGCCAGCTCCCAGCCCCCGGCGCGGATGATCTTCGTGACCGTCGCGTCCGAGGCGTGACCCTTGAGAAGGTTCGCCGCCGTGGTCTTCGGAATGCCCCACGCTTTCGCTGCGTGGCCGCTCGTGTTCACCGGCCAGGTGCGCCGGGCATAGATCGCCAGCGCCTCCCGCAGGTCGCGCGAGAAGGGCAGAAGTTGCCCGTCGAGGTGCATGATGCTGTCCGCCGTCAGGGTCATAAGGGGCTCCTCAAACGGAGGCCGGAATGACCGGAGGTGATCGACAGACGACCGGACTTGAGTGCGCTCGCAGGCTCTTGCAGGAACTTATGCGAACGCAGGACGTGGAGACGCGGCGCAGCCTCTGGCGCGCGGCGGTGAGATATGCGGCGAGAGACCGCGATGAGCGGATGGCGGGACTGGCCCCTGGAGAGGTGAGCCAGCCCCGCCCGCGCGCAGGGATCGGGGGGGTTGCGCGCGAAAGTGTCGCGGAGTGAGGCGCTATGCTCAGCGCCAATCCGCGGTTCAGGAACAACGTCAATAAACCCCAGGTAATCGCGAATCGCGAGTTCCTGACGCCTGTTGTATTGATTTGGAACAACTTCCGTAGCGTTAAGATTAACGCGCTCGGAATGGTGTTGACGTACCCGTTTCAGGCGAGCCCTAATTCCCCAGGGGGACGAGTAAGCGGGGTGGCGCGTAATGCCCGAAGCGTCGGCGAGAGCTTCAGAGGAATTGCCCGAGGCCCATCCAAGCCTCGTGCTCTGGCGCGTCAGTGTGGAGTGCTTTCTGGCCTGCACGCCGCGAAAGCGATCCGACAAATTCCTCCGCATGATGGCCGAGAAGCTGGCCTCCGAGGAATCCCTCGCGACCGTGCTGGAACTCAGACCACTTCCGCAACGACCAGCCAGAGACAGGGCGCGCCGGCAGGCGCTGACGTTCTTCAAGCAGAACTTGCCGCTGTTTCTGGAGGTGATGCGGAGGCGCTGAGTCATTCAGGCGGCCTCGTCCGCAAGGTCGCCAAACACGAGCTTGATGGCGCTGACACCCGTCGCTCGCTGAAAGATGATGGCCTTGGGCGGCGTCGCCCTCTGGAGGCCCCGGCGAACCTCACTCACGTATGGCTTGCGGAAGCCGGTAGCCCGCGCCACCTGGGCGTCGGTCAGGCCATTCCAGAAGGCTTGGCTCTCGCGCACGGCGGCCGGCTTTTCGGGGGTCGCCGACGCAGCGATGTAGGCCTCAAGCGCCGCATCTGGCGCGAACCACTCTCCGCGCGTCCGGCAATGGGCGAACTGCTGGTGCAGCTCAGCCTCGCGCTCCTCGTCCCCCTCCTCGGAAACGACGAGACGCACTTCGCCGGGCGTGTCCGACTGGATCTTTGCCAGACGGCGCCACGGATCGGCGGCGTATCCGATCTTCACATAGCCACTTAGGCTATCGCGAATGACGTAGATCATTGGCGACCCGTCGGCATATGCCGGAGAACGTCTAGCGTCAGTTCCGGGTAGGCCTCCGACAGCTCCAGCCACGCTTCCCGAGGAAAACGATTGCGGTGCTTCCAGACGCGCACTGCCCCGACCGAACGGTTCGTCGCCGCGGCGATAGCCTGCACGCCTTTGTCTTCGATGAATTGCGAAGCGGTTCTAACCATCCCCGGCAGATTACCGGGGGTAATTTCTGTTGGCAATAGTCCCGCTTGCGACATTCCGCGCGCGAACGTCCCCCTCGGTAATCTCTCCGACCATGGCTAGAGAAGACACCTGGCGGAACGCGGTCGGCTCTTGGGGTCGCCTCAGGTGGGCGCGTAAGCGCAAGTGGGAGACGGCCAAGGATGCCGCCGCCTCTCTAGGCGTGAACGTCAACACCTACCGCGCCTATGAGCGCGAGCCGGACAGCTCCAAGCACACGCCGCTAGATCACCAGCACGCCATGCACTTCGCCAAGCGCATGGGCGTCCGGTGGGAATGGCTGCTTCTCGGCGAGGGCGCGCCCTGGCGGGACGAGGACGAGCGGCGCGAGAAGATCCTTGAGGCCTACGACGAGGCCACCGAGGACCGTAAGGCCGCTGTTGCCGACGCCATCGTTCGCCTGCTGAAGGCCGGCTAGCCCCCTTCCCATAACAAGGAATCGCGCGCGCGAGCGCTGCGTTACCGCGACGCAGCGCGTTACTTTTCCGAATTTCCTATTGCCAAGGCGCATTACCATCGGTAACGTCTCCCCATCGACAACGAGCCCCAAGGGGACAGACCGATGGGCGAAAGCTTCACCATCCGCCGCTTAGCGGCTTGGGCCTTCAAGGGCGACATCACGGTTCAGATTGAATGTGATCCGCTGGCGTCTCCGCCCGTGAAGCTTGGGCTCGCCGTGCGCGCTGCGGTGAAGTCCGGGGCCAACCTGTCCGGGGCCGACCTGTCCGGGGCCAACCTGTCCAGGGCCAACCTGTCCAGGGCCGACCTGTACGGGGCCAAGCTGTCCGGGGCCAACCTGTACGGGGCCGACCTGTCCGGGGCCGACCTGTCCAGGGCCAACCTGTCCGGGGCCGACCTGTACGGGGCCAACCTGTCCGGGGCCAACCTGTACGGGGCCAACCTGTCCGGGGCCAAGCTGTCCGGGGCCAACCTGTCCGGGGCCAAGCTGTCCGGGGCCAACCTGTCCGGGGCCAACCTGTCCATGGCCAACCTGTCCGGGGCCGACCTGTCCAGGGCCAACCTGTCCAGGGCCAACCTGTCCGGGGCCAAGCTGTCCGGGGCCAACCTGTCCGGGGCCAACAATCATATTCCTGAAAAGACGACGGCGCTGGCCGCACTGCCGTACCTTCGCGGGAAGATCCAAGCCTTCAAACTGGTGACGGCTGACGGCCAAAGCCCCATCCACCACAAGCGGGTCTCCTACCCCATCGGCAAGGTGGTGGAAGAGACCGACTGCGACCGAGACCCCAGCAACCACTGCGGCGCGGGTCTGAACGTGGCCGACCTGCCGTGGGTCCTGCGCGAATGGTCCGAGGGCCAGCGCATCCTCTTGATCGAACACACCGCGAAGGACATCGCCTGCATTCCGCATGGGACGGACGGCAAGTACCGCGTCTCCCGCCTCAAGGTGCTGCGCGACATCACCGACGAGCTGCGCGCGAACGGCGTATTCGGTCCCGTCAACGCTGAAGCCGAGACGGCCTAAGCCCATGCCCTACGACAGCCAACAGAGCCGGCCGGTGTTCCGCTCTCCGGAGCTGGAGTTCGAGCGCGAGATGGCGCGGATCGACGCCGCCTTCCGCAAGGCCTGCCCCAACCCGCCAGGGACCTACTCAGGCCCTCTGGATGGGCTCGCAGACAGCATCGCGCTCGTGACGAGCAACAAGGATCGGTTCGGAGAGGATCGGTGATGACCCAGGAAGAAGCCAAGACGAAGTGGTGTCCGCACGCGCGTCCGGCTGGCTGGGAAGACCCCGGCGGGTTCAATCGCGACCGCGACGGAGGCGCCTGCATAACCTCCAAGTGCATCGCCTCTGCCTGCATGGCGTGGCGGTGGAGCGAGGCCAAGCGAACCGCCGCGTTTCTTGACGCGGTGCAGGCGCACATGAAGGCGTCTGGAAAGCCCAACTTCGCAACCGCGACGCAGGCCGTCTATGCCGAGCGTGGGCGAGAGTTCGAGCGCACCGAGGGCTACTGTGGCCTTGCTGGTGCTCCCCAATGACCGCCTTCCACGCAGAGCAAGAGCGCGTCCTGATGTCCACGGACAGCGGTCCTTGCTGGCTCGATGAACGCCAGGCCCACCAGCTCCTCGACATCTACGAGGTGAACGGAGCGAGGAGGGCTTTCAACGACCTCTACGCCGCCGCCGAGGCTGCGTTCTCCGACTTCATTCCGCGGGCCTGCATCTTCCGGAAGGAGGTCGCCTGATGCCCCTCATCGAACAAGAGGAACGAGAGATGGAACGGGAAGAAGGGGTTCAGCCCGGAGCCAGCCGTGCGGCGCAGGGCCCCGATAGCCCCGCGACGACTTCGACGGGAGCGCGATCTGGGGCCTTCACGCCGGGACGCCATCAGGTCGGCCCCTCCCTCTACGAGGGCTTCGTCGCCTGCGTGTACGTGGACAATCCAGACGGGACCATGACCACGCTGGCCGAGGTCCGCCGCTACAAGGACGCCGTTCTCTACGCTGCGGCCCCCGATCTGCTGGAGGCGCTGATAGCGCTCCTAACTCACCGCCGCGACCCCGATCCGGCCCAATCCATCGAGGCCGTAGAGGCGCGCGCGAACGCCGCCATCGCCAAAGCCACGGGAGCCTCCCATGGCTGAGCGGGAAACGGTGCTGGACGCGTTCGACGCTGGTCTGCTGAACGACTTCGGCGGCGGTGACGTCGGGTGGTGGCAGGATTACATCCGGTCGCTGCTCGGTCAGGCGCATGATCACTACGCCCAGCAAGCCGCCGCCCTCCTCGCTGAGCGGCGGGAGCTGAGAACGGCTCTGGAGAACATTCGCGACAACAGCAACGGCTGGCAGCGCGACGCGGCTCACGACCCCCTCTCCACCACGGAGGAGAAGCCGTGAGCGGGGTCAGCGACTTTCCACGCGCTGGTTGGGCGTCCCTCACCGACGATCAACGCGCCGACATCGAGGCGCACGTTCGGGGTCTGACCGTCGACGCTGAAACCTACAACGCGCCCCCTCACGGTTGGACGTGTTTCCACTGCGGCGAGACGTTCAGGACTCTTTCCGGCGCGCGCCTGCACTTTGGGGCCTATCCGTCTGCGACACCCCTCTGCGGGGCCGAGGCGATCAAGCGCGCCATTCGCACTCACGTGCGGGTCGAGTGGGTGCGAAACCCCGGCGGCGGCGGTGGCTATGACTTCGAGGCCAGCACGCTGGATGAGGCCGCTCGCGCGATCCTCAAAGCATCCGACGCCAGCCGCCCGACCGATGGCCGCCCTGCCCTGGAGGAGAAGCCGTGAGCGTGAAGCTGACGAGGGCGATGCTCGGTACGCTTCGGGAGCTGGCGTCGTTTGACGGGAATAACCGCTGCTACTGGTTCCGGCCAGTAAGCTGTGCCCAACTCGCCGAGCTGGGGCTGGCCGAGACCTACACACCGCCGTCCGTGGCCGAACGACCTCGGATGAAGAAGCGGCCATACCGCATCACCGCCGCCGGCCGCGCCGCCCTCAAGGACACCTCCGATGACCGCTAAGCCAGACAAGGAAGTCGTGGCCGATCTGCTCGCGAAGGCTGAAGCATGACCATTCCATCTGAACATGCTGGACTAGTGGAGGAGCTGACGAACCTAGTTCCGTTCAGCCCTCTTGCGTCCTCGTCGCGATACGAGATCGCTTGCGCCAAAGCCGCCTCCGCCCTCCGCCGCCTACAGGGTGAGAGGGAAGAGCTGGCGCGCAAGGTCTTCGTGCCCGGCCTTCGCCGCTGCGCAAAGTGCGGCCTGCGGCTGGTCTCTTCCGTCCTAAACGCTCACGACGGCTCGGTATCCGCCAAGAACGGGCCAGAGGACTGCCCCAACGGGTGCGGCCCCATGTGGCCCGTCACGGAGCGTGAAGCGGGCAACGAATTGGCCGACCGGCTTGATGTCGCCACAGACCGCGCCCAAGCCGCCGAAGCCCGCGTGGAGAAGCTGCGGGAGGCGCTGGAGGAACTGCTCAGCGCCTGCGAAGCCGACTTCGGTGTCCCAGACGACGGCGACGAAGACGATGAAGCGGTTGACGGTGGCGAAGGCGGCGACATGGCCGTGACCTTCGGGATGCTTCGCCGTGCCCGCGCTGCCCTCTCCACCACGGAGGAGAAGCCGTGAGCGTGAAGCTGACAGCGCTCGACCCTCACGCCAGCGACGTTCCGCCCGGCTGCGACGGCGCGATGAACTTCCTCTGCCCGCTATGCCGCAAGGGGCGCGTGAGCGTGTGGCTTGTCGTCGGCGGTGAGCCGCGTAACGGCGCGCACGTGACCAACGTCCTGCCGCCAGCGTGGGACCAGATGACGATCACCCCGAGCATCGCCGACGAGGGCAAGTGCACCCGCACAGCGCGGGGGTGCCCCGGCTGGCACGGCTTCATCACGAATGGGGAGGTCACGCCATGACGGGCGCGCCCCTACTCCTCGCCTGCCCATTCTGCGGCGGCGCGGCCGAACTCGACACGCTGCGCCCCTACCGGAACATTTCGACCGGCAACGTCGAGCGCGGATGCGCGATCTACTGCCTCGAATGCTCAGCGGAGCACATGGAGTGCTACGCCGACCGGCGAGGCGAGGACCGCGAGACCGTCATCGCCGAGGTCGAGGAGCGGTGGAACCGGAGAACCACCCCCGCCGGCCGCGCCGCCCTCTCCACTACGGGAGGGGGAAATGAAGAATAGTTCCTCACGTCCCAAGAACAACTCGGTAGCGCCAAGCCGCAGCTTAGCGGGGAGCGCCTCTTTTCTACTCAGTCAGGAGAACCTCAATGACTGAATACATCGCCAAGACCGCTTACGGCGCTCCTATCGCTGGAGCCCCGAAGTTCCAGACCCACGGCGAAGCCATCGCCTGGGCCCGCAAGAACAGCAAGTGGTGGCCCGGCTGCTACATCGAGGCCGAGGAAACCGTCACCAGAACGCGCCGTATATGGACCGACCGGAGCCTGGAAAGGGCGGCGGCATGATGAAGCTCTGCGTTTCGCGCGAACTGATCATCAGCGCGCCGGGCCGATGGGAGGCCCAATATCGCGACACGAAGGACCCGAAGAAGCAGGCGATCACCGACCGACTGCGCGAATTGGACACGAGCACCGCCACTGCCGCCGAAGTGCGTCAGATCATCGGCAACGGCTCATGGAGTTTCTTCCGGTGTGACGAATGCGATCAGGAGGTCGAGCGCGCCGTTCGCTTCACTGCCGAGTACAGCGACCACTCCACGACGCTGTGCCCGTCGTGCCTGCGCGCGGCGGCAGCTCTGGCTACGGCGATACTGCCATGACCATCCCCTCCCACACCACCCAAGCCGCCGACTGGGCCTATGCCCGCGCTCGCGGCGAACGTCTGCCGGCTCACTGGCTGTTCTGTGACGTGTGCGCCGAGCAGTTCCCAGACAACGCCTTCGACAAGCAGGCCGCCCGCCGCACCGGCTTCATGGTCTGCACCACCTGCACCGAAGCAGCCCTCCAATCGGAGATCCACGAATGAACGCCATCGTTCCCATCACCCCGACGAACAACGTCGAAGCCTATCGGGCATCCACCGATGCGGCCGACCTCTGCAAGGAGATCGTCGTCGCCAGCGCCATGGAGATCCAAAAGCGCAAGTATGTGAAGGTTGAGGGCTGGCAGGCCATCGCCGTGGCGCACGGCTGTGTCGCCTCGGCTCGCGATGTTGAGAACGTGGACGGTGGCGTGCGCGCCATCGGCGAAGTGCGCCGCATGTCAGACGGCGCTCTGATCGCGCAGGCCGAGGGCTTCGTGGGTGAGGACGAGCCGACCTGGTACGGCGGCACGATCCGCAAATGGAAGTGGGGTGAGAAGCGCGGCGAGAGGGTCTGGTACGAGGAGGAGCTTCCCAAGCGCCCCGACTACGCCATCCGCGCCATGGCTCAGACCCGCGCCATCTCGCGCGCCTGTCGCTCGGCCTTCGCTCATGTCGTCGTGATGATGAATGCCGGCCTCTCTACCACTCCGGCCGAGGAAGTGCCGCTGGACGGTTTCGGCGATGACGAAGCCGTGCGGAATGTCTCTCCGGCCCCAGAGCCCACGCCGCCCGCGAAGGTCGATCCGTCAGTGGACTGGCGCAAGCTGGATGACGAGATGGACGCCTGCAAGACGCAGGCCGCGCTCCACGCGTGGAACAAGTTCCGCGAGAAGGAGATCAAGGCGCTCCCGAAGGCGCGCTTTGATGCCCTCGGCGAGAAGTTCGCCGACCTTCTAGCCAAGCTCCCGGACCAGGCTCCCGCGGCCGAACTCAGCGCCGACGACGTGCCGGAATTCTCGTGATGACCACGCATTACAACAGCAGCAGCCGTGGCCCCGTCGAGATCGCCTCGATGCGCTACGAGCACGCCCTCAACGCCCGCGACAAGCTGATGCGGGAACGCTCAGACGATAGTCGAGACGCTGAGATCGCAGCGCTAAACGACCACATCGCCGGCATCGAGGCGACCTTTGAGGAGCGAGCCGATGGCTGATGGAGCCGCCCCTATCGGGCACAACTCCCCACCCGCCGATGATGCTTTTGCAGCGTTCTCCGCCCACATCGGGGATCTGTTTGCCGAGGCGTCAAACTTCCTTGATGGGGCCGGGATCAACTCCGATGGCGAGGCCGATGCGGTCTCCCGCCTAATGGAGATGATCCGCAAGGCCGCGAAGGACGCCGACAAGGCCCGCGCCGAGGAGAAGAAGCCCCACGACGACGCGGCCAAGGCCGTACAGGCGAAGTGGAAACCGCTTCTCGACAAGGCCGACCTCGCCGTAACGACGTGCAAGCGGGCGCTGGCGCCTTGGCTGCAAGCCAAGGAAGCCGCCGCGCGCGAGGCCGCCGAGGCTGCGCGCCGGGAGGCCGAGGAAAAGGCTCGCATCGCCGCTGAGGCCATGCGCCAGACCACGCTTGAAGACCTCGCTGGCCGTGAGCAAGCCGAGGCGCTGCTGAAAGACGCGAAGGCCGCCGAGCGGGAAGCCTCGCGGGCCGAGAAGGCGCGTCCGAACGCCAGCGGCGACACGCGAGCCGTGACGTTGCGGAGCGTGTTCCGCGCCGAGCTGGTCAACCCCTCCGACGCCCTCAAGCACTACGTCGCTCACCATCCCGAGGCCATCAAGGCGTGCCTGCAACAGCTTGCCGATACAGACGTGCGCGGCGGCAAGCGGCAAATCCCCGGCTTCACCGTCCATGAGGAGAAGGTTGTCGTCTGATGACCTACCGCGCCCCGCCACTCTGGGATGAGGAGGAGCTACGCGCGTTCTGCCGCGAAACGCTCCGCGCCTTTCCCCGGCACCGTCATAACCGTTCACACGCGCGCAGAGGGACCTCGGCAGGCCAAAAACCTGCCGGGGGCTGCGCCTGATGCCGCTCGTCTCGGACAAGGACGTAGAGGACGCCCTGGCGATCCTCGGTGACGAAACCGGAGCCGCCGCGCGGGCTGCTCACGAGTACATGGACGCGCTCACGAAGTCCGTTCTGGCCGACCTCATGAGCCAGAGCAACGAAAGCTCCGTGGCCGCCCGCGAGAACTGGGCGCGCTCCCAGCCTGAGTACAAGGAGCACCTGGAGAAGGTCGGGCGCTTCGCCAAGGACGCTTACCGGTGGCGCCAACGCTACGCGGCGGCCGAGGCAAAAATCGAGATCTGGCGCACGCAAAACGCCAACGCCCGCGCCATGGAGCGGGTCCGATGACCCTCACCACCCGCAACTCCAAGGAAGAACGAGTCCTGCGCCGTATCCGGGCGAAGGAAGAAATCTCCCAACGGATGAAAGCTGCCGGGATGGGAGTGAAGCTGCCGAAGCGAGGGTTCAAGCGCGCCATCCGGGAGCGGGATCACGACTACCTCTCATGGCTTCACGGGGTTCCGTGCATCGCCTGTCGGATACTGGGACCTGCACCGGCTGAACACGCCTACATCGAAGCCGCCCACCAAAAGGCGCAGGACGCCGCGCGAGGGTGGAACAAGCGGCTCGGTGTGCGGCCGGATGACGCCAAGAGCGCTCCCTTGTGCGCCTGGCATCACCGGCTTGGGCCGAACCGCTGCGATCCAGCACAGAGCAAGTTCTGGTCAGGGCTCAACGTGGACGTGATCGCGTTCTGCGAGGCTCTATTCTCGGCCTTTCGAGAAGGCCGAAATGGATCTGATGTTGTTGAACAATATAGCGAAATCGGGTAGAAGATGGAAGTGAAAACGAACACCTGCCCGCGAGCGGGAAAGTGGTTCGGAGGCTGCAAGTTCAGCCCCCGATACGACAAGAGCGAGCCGCCGAACTGGGCAGGCAATTATCGAGGCGCGGTTGGGCCTCTCGTCGAGATCATAGAGGCAGCCAAGGCGGCCACCTACGTCCGCGACGTCTGCGTGCGCTGCGGAAAATCTATTGAGCGCGCCCGATGAGCAAAAGCACCAGCAGCGCGCCAGTCCTTGACGACCTGAGGCGGGACATCGCGCTGAGCCTATATGAGTGTGAACTTCACGAGCTGTTGGGCGAGATTGCTGACGGCCTCTCCAGCGCGGTGCTCGCGGATGCCTATCTGGCCGTGACGCTTCCAGTTGGGCACTGGCGGTGTCTTCAAGCGCTCTTCGACGTCCTCCTGGGTGAGATCGGGAGTGCTGACCAATGATCTCCCCCCACACCCTAGAAGACCTGATCGAGAGGGAACACTAGCCATGGGTGAGCAGAGGAAGAATAGGTCTTCATCCGGTGACGAGAGTGCTGCGCGCGAAGCCGCGCGCCCCGATGGGCTGCACTCCGCTGGATTTGCGCGCGGTCAGTTCGTCGAGCATCGAGAGCTGCGGGTGGTCGGCGTCGTGATCGGCGAGCCCGTGGCCTTTCAGCTCATAGAGTGGTCGGACGGAAGCACAGCTTTCGCGCGCGTCGCCAATCTCCAGATCGCTGAAGACTCGCGGGTGCGCAGGGCGAAGCCCGAGCTTTCTACGCCCTCAGGGATGAACCCTAAATGACCCCCGACACCACCCAAGCCCTAGACCTGGAAGAGCTGCTGCGCGAGGCGCGAACGATATCAGGCGACGCAGGAAATAGGCTCCTCGGCTCTGAGCGGAACGCGCTGGCTGACCTCGCTTATGCCGCCGAAAGCATGGCCTCCCGTCTAGAGACGGTAGAAGCCGAGCGGGATGCACTCAACGCCATCGCGGAAGAGACCTATGCGCGGCTTCGAGAAGAGCGAGACGCCCTCCAAGCCGACCTCTCCCGAGCCCTTGAGGCGCTGGAGGAGATCGTGACCGTCCCGCTCCCACACGCCAAGGACGTAGAGCATCCAATCGAGGTCATCGCGATCATAGCGCGCTGCCGAGTAATCGCCCGAGCCGCCCTCTCCCCCATAAAGGGGGAGGCCTAAGGTCATGGGGCCTCACGTGAAAGCTGAACCCGGCAGTGTCAAGCCGCAGCGGGACGGGGAGCGACCTCTCCGGGTCCAACTGAGCCGCGCGAAGGGTTGGCGGATGCCGCCTAACACGGTGAAGGTGGATCGCACGACGCCTTGGGGAAACCCCTTCCCGATTGGGGCTGACGGGCCGCTCGGGCGATGCGCGCCTGACGCGGAGGGCGCCGTTGGGTTCTTCCGCGCCATGTTCGGCGACGCTGAGCTTCGCGAAGCTGCGGGCTATCCCGCTGACCTCTCGCCCCTTCGCGGTAAGAGCCTCGCCTGCTGGTGCAGGCCCGGGGAGCCGTGCCACGCCGACGTTCTGCTGGAACTGGCAAACCCCCCTCAACCCCTACCAGAGGGCGAGAAGCCGTGAGCAGCGTTATCTCACGCCAGGAAGCCGCGGATTATCTCGGTATCTCCACAGACACCTTGGACCGCCTGAGGGCCAGTGGTCGCTTGCCGGCTTTACAGGTGAGCGCACGCCTCATTAGGTACCGCAAGCGGGACCTCGATGAGTACCTGAACGCGTGCCAGACTTCTCTCTCGTCAAAATCCGAACCTCACCAAACTGGTACGTCCAGTGGTTCGAGGGTGGACGTTCGCACCGCGTCTCGACGCGGACACGAAGCGATGATGAAGCACAGGCGTTCCTTGCAGCGTTCCGCCTAGCCGGAGCCGACGAACCGCTAGACGACCTCACCGTAACCCAACTGCTCGACTGGTATTGGGACGCCCACGGCAAGACCGTTATGCGCCCCGACAACATCAGCCTCGCGATCCGCTACCTCAAGCCGTTCTTCGGCTCCACGTCCGCGCTAGGCCTCACGCTTGAGATGCAGGAGGCGTACCGCGATCACCGCCGCGGCCTGAAGGCCGGCGATGAAAGCATCCGCCGCGACCTCTCTGTGCTCTCGGCAGCGCTCAAGCGAGCCGTGAAGCGCAAGAAGCTGGCGCACTGTCCGCCAATCCTCTCCATGACCCCTGCACCGCCGCGCGAGCGCTGGCTGACACGCGGCGAGGTCGCCCGCCTGCTCTGGCGGATGCGGGGCAAGCGCCAGGCGCACGTCAGGCTGTTCACGAGGCTTGCGCTCTACACCGGCGCCAGAACCGGCGCGATCCTGGATCTGACGTGGGATCGGGTGAACTTCGAAACCGGGCTGATCGACTTCCGCGTCCCCGGCCGCCCGCAGACAAAGAAGCGGCGGACAGTGGCTCCCATGACGCGCAAGGTCCGCCGGATGCTGTTGCACGCCAAGAAGCACAGCCGCTCGCGCTATGTTGTGAGCTGGGCCGGCGAGAAGATCGACCGCGTGGCGAAGGCCTGCATCACCCATGCAGAGGCCGCCGGAATTAAGGACTTCAGTCCCCACATCCTCAGGCACACGTTCGCGTCGTGGGCGGTGCAGCGCAGGGTGCCGATCTTCACGGTCGGCAAGGCCCTGGGCCAGACGGTCGCCTCCACGACGGAGCGCTATGCCAAGCTCGCCCCCGACGACGTGCTGGAGGCCATGGAGCGCGCACAGCGCAAGTGA